TTCCATATCTTGGAACCGACACGGCAAATTATCCATTGATCCCCTTGCAGAAAACACTTTTTGGAGCAGAAGTCCATGTCCCACCAATCAGACACTTTGAGTTCCTTAATACATTGGCCCAAACCCTTAGCTCGATCATCTATGTCATCATGAGTCAATCTAAAAAGAGATTTCCTGTAATCATCAACTCTACCCTCGGAAATCCAGCTACACACGTCATCTCCAGCGGCTATGACAAATTTCTCGTCATTACCGATTCGCGCCTTGTAGCAGATGTACTCATGGTATGCCAAGCTCCTAATGGTATTGCCTAACGTAGTCTTCACAGGTTGTCCAGAAAAAGTCGTCCCTCTTAACTCAAGTTCAAGCCAGTCTTTACCAGAGACCGGAAAGAACTTGCGAACGTGGGCATTAGCTTGCCATTCCGCACTCACTATCTCTTCAAAGTCAGGCAACTGGAAGAACAAGGTGGCATCATGCTGACTAGCTTGCCACATAAGACCTTTGTGGACCACTTCTGGGTAAGGGAAATGTTGTTGACAAATCTGCAATATCCTACTGGAGAACTTTTTCCACACATAGTCATCAACAATTCTCATGATCTCCACATGTTGGTGAGAATCAAAAGAAGAACCGTCACTAGAACAACACTTCGCATCATGGGGTTTATTTTTTAGCACCAAGCCTTTCAACTCATCTGAAGTTAATCCTTGAATGAAACCCGGAATTATCTTCTTCAGATCAGAAAACATGAACTGTTGGATCCAAGTTATTGGTCCACAGGCATTGGCGCTAGGGACAAAGATCAGTCGAGGACGGTCTGATCTACCCATAAGACAGTTAAAAGCATCTCTAACAGTCTCCCATCGGAAATATACTTCACCACTCTTAACCATCGCACAAAAAGCATACATCCAGTCCTTGACATCCCAAAACTTAGCCGCTGTCTGTTTCAAGAACGTAGAGGTATACTTTTCTTTCTTCGCTGCATCCCAAGCCTTATTTACAGAAATCCATTCTCTCCAAGGCTGAATGACCGGGGGCCAATCTATCTTTGCAAACTTCTCGTCGAACCAATTCTCAAAGAATTTTTTAAAATCTTCAAGAACTTCTACATCTGGTCGAAGCTTGCTCTTCATGTGTCGATTAAACATTGCATAAAGCAAGTTCAAAGGAGATTTGGCACACCATTCATACGATACAGCTTTTCCTGTTGCGCATCGTAAATCAACGCCGTGAGACGTTTTCCTAACGTCTCTTGGTCTGGCAATCAACAACTTAGCCTTCAAATACTTGCTCAGAGCAGCAAGCCATGAATTTCTGGCTTCTAGAGCAGGAACTAAAAGAGCTCGATTAGGAGACAGATCCGCTGGTACAATGGGCTTAATCTCGAAATACTCTTCCCTTCTCGTCCACTTGTCAGAATGCTGGATCTTCTCTGGCTTGGCTTTCTCTGTCCTACACGCAGTTCGAACTTTAGCCAAATGTTCCTTCCAAGTTGTCCAATCAGAATTCCAATCATCTGCAACTAAAGGATTCCATCCGGCTACTTGAAGACCTCCGAGAGAATCAAAATGGGGCATAGTCCGTACAGTCGATGCTTCCATGCTCCATGTCCTAGCTGTTCCGACTCGAATAAGCCGGGATCTCCACCAGGACCGAGGTATTCTCAACAACGTTTGCTCCTCCAAATTCAAATTCAAGACTCGCAATAACAGTTGAACCGTTTCAAAGCAAGCTGAGTCTTTAATTTGAGAGAATACCCATCTCCCGAATTCGTCTTTTGGCACCGCAACTGATTGAGTAGACCATCCATTCTGGAACCAATATCTTTTCCACTCTTCTCCAGCCAATGCGTTCATCTCCTTCTTCAAAAATTCAGTCTGCGCGTGCCATCCTGCATGATTTAATGGAATGTTCTCCAGTAGACTAGGGTTCCACATTTTCCATGTCGAAGTAGTCGCAAAATGCTGAATCCACCCAGAATTAATCACAACCGTCGGGGCTGGCACATGCAACCAAGAATGTCCATAGCCTTTCTCGTTTAGATAGGGAGTCATCCAAATCTGCAGTTTTCCTCCTACACCATTATAGACTCGGTAACTACCGCCGTTGTCAGGGAGTTTGTATTCTCCAGGAATTGGAGAGAAGTTCAATCCACTAACAAACAGTCTAGCCTCATTCAAGGACGGGTGTGAAGGCAAAGGACCTGGGAAATAATAATGACAATCATTCATACTCACAAGAACGTCATACTTCTCATCTAACACTGGATTCGCTCTAACCCAGTCTTCCAAGTATCCTTTA